AGTCTTTACGCACAGATCCCGAACTAGGGGTTTGTGCGTTTTTTTATGTTCCTCACCGGAGCAGATGCACATCCCTAATACCGCAAATATTAGGAAGAAATTCAATGAACGAAATCGAAACACTGCGCGCAGAACGCGTCGCAAAACTTGCCGAAGCCCGAGCAATTCACGCAAAAGGCGAAGCCGAAAAACGTCAGCTCACTCCCGAAGAACAGACCGCTTTTGATAATCTCGTCGCTCAAGTCGATGATCACGAAGTGCGCATCAGCGAACTCGAAGCGATGGGCGCTCCCGTTGACCCAAACGCTGTAGCTGTTGCCAGCAACGATGCGGGCACCGCTCGTAGTGAAAAGCTTGCGAACCTCGAAGCTAGCTCCAAAAAGCCTGCTGCAAGACGCTCAAGCCCCATCGAAGCTCCTGCGTATGTGCGAGACTTTGGCGATCGTCAAAGCACCGCTGACCGAGCTTTGGCTCTCCGAGGCTGGCTCGGATTTCACAGCGTGAACGGCATCACTAATGAGCATCGTGCAGCAGCTCAGCGCTCAGGGCTCGAACTTGGCAACAACAGATTAAGCTTTAAGCTTAACTCTAAAGCTCCGAGATCAGCTTCCGAAGCTCGCGCTCAGTCCGTTGGCACTACTACCGCAGGTGGTTTCACTGTGCCACAAGGTTTTTTAAATCAGCTCGAAGCTTCCCTGCTGGCCTTCGGTGGGATGCGAGAAGTGTCGACTGTTTTGCGAACCGCTGAGGGAAATGACCTTCCGATTCCTACTGTATCGGATCACAGCAACGTGGGTGCGATCCTTGCGGAAAACACTCAGGTCGCCGAACAGGACATGACCTTTGGTCAGATCACTCTGAAAGCCTATAAGTACAGCTCGAAGCTCATCCGAGTTTCTGCTGAACTTCTTCAGGATTCTGCGATCGATCTAGAGTCGTTCATCGGTGGTGCTTTGGGCGAACGCATTGCCCGCATCTTGAATACTCATTTCACCACTGGCGATAATTCTAGCAAGCCCCAAGGCATCACTGCTTCTGGTGCTGGTGTTACTGCTGCCTCTGCGACTGCGATCACCTATGGTGAACTCGTCGAATTGCAGCACAGCGTCGATCCTGCATATCGTGCGAACGCTCGATTCATGATGCACGACAGCACTTTCAAAGCGATCAGGAAACTGCTCGACTCTCAGAATCGTCCGATATTCCAACCGGACATTTCTGCGTCTTCTCCTGGTACTCTGCTCGGTTCGCCAGTCGTGATTAATCAAGATTGCGCAACGATCGCAGCTAGCGCCAAGGCTATCTACTACGGTGATTTTTCCAAGTATATCATCCGAGATGTGCAGGACTTCACACTCTTGCGCCTTGAAGAAAGATACGCTGATTATCACCAAGTAGGTTTCGTGGGCTTCAGTCGTCACGACGGAAGAATCCTCGATGCGGGCACTGATCCGATTAAGCACTTGGTACTAGCAGCAGCCTAATGAAAATTAAATTTCATGTTTCAGTGGCGGGGCTGTCGTTTAACTATGATGAAAATCTAGTTTATGACCTCCCGCTCGATGAAGCGGCGAACTGTATCCGACTCGGATGGGCGAGCGCTGTCGAAGCGCTCGTTCCTCCGGTCTCGGAAACCCGAGAAAACAAATCTGAGAAAGCAACCTCCAGAAAAATAAAAGAGAAACGCTAATGCTCACAGTCGTCACTCCTCCAGCGACCGAACCGATCACTTTGGCAGAAATGAAACTGCATAGTCGCATCGACAACTCGGATGATGACGCTCTTATCGAAGGGCTTATCACCGCAGCACGAATGCAGATCGAGCAAATGGCGAGCCATAAAATGGTGACGCAGACCCTTGCGCTTTCGATCGACGATTTCCCTGACAGCGGCATCCTCTATCTTGAGGGGCCAGTTCAGTCAGTGACCTCGATTCAATATTACGACCTCGATGGCGAACTTCAAACGTGGGATGACGAACTCTACCAGGTCGACACGACCTCGAACCCAGGGCGAGTTATGCCCGCATACGATGAATCGTGGCCCGATTACCTCGACGACTATAACTCCATCGTAGTGACTTACGTCGCAGGGTGCGGCAATGCGAATCAGGTTCCAGCGATTTTAAAGCAGGCTTTAAAAATGCTCGTCGCTCACTGGTATAACCAGCGTGAGACGACCTCCGAAGTGCAAGGATATGAGACCCCGTACGCTGTAGACAACATAGTCAAAATGTTCTCTCGAGGGATCGTGAACTGATGCTCAAAGCTGGCGAACTCACCCAGAGAATAAATCTTCAGCGTGATGACAGCACGACTGTCGATGACTACGGGCAGGTGACTCGGAGCTGGTCGACCTATCACACGACCTGGGCGAGCGTTCGCCCGCTCTCAGGAAGAGAGCAAGAGCAGGGCATGGCGAGGCAGGCCTTAATCTCTCACCGAGTTCGAATAAGGTTTAAAGGTGGCGTTCAGCATGGAGATCGCATCTCGATGGGAAACCGCATTCTCGAAATCGTAAGCATACGAAACATTGATGAGAGTTCTTTTGAGCTGGAGATCGATGCAGTAGAAAGGGTCGCATAATGCCAAGAGCAGAAATCAGAATAGATGCTTCCGCTCTTAAAGGACTGCTTTCAGTCATGGAGCATATCGATAATAAAGTGAAAAGAGCAGGCCTCAAGAAAGCCCTTAAAGATGCAGGGGCTCTAGTGATTAACGACGCAAAGTCTATCGTAAAGAGAAAGCATTCGATCCTTTACGACTCTCTCGGCTCAAAAGAAAAAGTGGTTCTCAGGAAGGGAAATCAGTTCGCTTTCTCAGTCATCGGTGCGACCAGAAGAGCAGGGCAGAAAATCGGAGGCGTCGAAAAAATTCCTACGAAGTATGCGCATCTGGTGGAGTACGGAACAGCACCACATCCGATCGGGAAGAATGACGTCACCAGTGAAGTTTTGTTAAAGAGAAAGAATGTTTCTCGGAAAGCGCAAGGCTCACTTCATCCCGGTTCGCGTCCGTTTCCGTTTCTGCGAAGAGCATGGGAGGGTAATAAAGCTAAGGCCCTCGACATGATTGCAAAGGTATTAAAAGACACCATCGATGAGGGATCATTATGAGTGCTAGCAAAGCCCTTCGCGCCCGACTGATCGACGACGCTACCATGTTTGGTCTTGTGGGAAATCGCATTTATCCTGGGCGAGCACCCCAGAAGCCTACGATGCCTTACATCGTTTATCACAGAATCAGCACCGTAAGGTCGGCAACGCTCGACACGGGCAATACTAAAGTTCCTGAAGTGCGTATGCAGTGCGACGTAATCGCATCCACTCAGGCAGAAGTCGAAACCATCTTAAACCAGATGCGTCTCACGATGGACAACTTTCGCGGCACCTCTTCCGGGGTGACCGTTCTCGGCGTCAGTGTGGATGATGAGCAGGATCAACCCGAGTTCTATGAAGGCTCGGACACCGTGTTTTATCATTCGAGTTTGGATTTTTCCATCATCTATAGGGAGTCATAATTATGGCAGCAGTAATCACGCAAGGAACAGCGATCACCATCGGAGGCGCAACACTTACGGGCGTCACCGACATCACACCACCCAGCGCCACACGTGGCACTGTCGATGTGACTAATCTTCTAAGTCCAGATAAAACCAAGGAATATGCCGGAGGCCTTATCGATGGTGGCGAAATGTCAGCGACTGCGATCGTCGGCGTCGGCAATGGTGCGCTTAGCACTATCAGCGCTTTTATAGAGGATTACGGCGCGCCGAAAGCCTGCTCAATCACTCTGGCTGACAGCTCTAGTGTAACCTTCGACGGCATTGTAACAAAGTTTCAGGTCGACGGAATTGCGACCGGAGACAACACAGTCAAAGCGACTGTCGGCGTAAAACCTGTCGGAAAAATTACCTATTCTTTTGATTAAGGAGTTCTAGTTATTTTAGACAAAGCGAAATTATTAGGCGCAGGAAGTGCCTATAAGCTCGGGGAGATCGAGATCCCCGAGCTCGGCGGCAAAGTCTATCTTCGAGTGATCAGCTCCCGTGAGCGTGATCAGCTTGAAAGTGAAATCAGCTCTGGAGCAAAAGCTGGAAATCTGACGAACATCAGAGCGAAGCTCGTCGTGCGGTCGATCGCCGATGAAACCGGAAAGCGTCTTTTCTCCGATGCCGATGTCGAAGCAGTAGGAGAGATGCCTGCGCCTCTGGTGGGAACTCTTTTTGACGCCTGCGCTCGCCATAATGGCATGAGCGGTGGAGCAGTCGAAGACGCCAGAAAAAACTAATAGGGCGCCCTGGGCGTCGGTTCTTATTCCGACTCGCAGGGCACTTGAAAAAAACAGTTCGAGAGATTCTCGATGAAGTCGATTCTCAAGAGCTTACCGAGTGGCAGGCCTTTTCAACGATCGAACCGCTCGACGGAGATCGAGGCGACATTCATGCCGCTCAGATCTGCTCGACGACTGCGAACGTCTGGAGAGGCTCAGAGACAAAAGCTCTCGAGGTGAAAGACTTTCTCCCGGACTGGTACGGCGAAAATAAAAAAGTCGAAAGCTTTGCTGCGCTAAAAGCCTGGGCGAGCGCGGTGGGAACTAAGAAACAGGAGTGACGACATGGCCAAAACAATCGGATCGCTAAACGTTTCGATGGGTCTGTCGATCACCGATTTCATCACGAATCTCGACAAAGTAAAAGAGGATATGAGCGGTCTCGAGGCGATCACCTCGCAAGCCTCAAAGCACTTCGATGATGACGTCGCTGGAATCATGGGCGACGCCTTACATAAATTCGCAAAGACCTCAAAGCTCGGAGCTGACGACGCTTTAAAATTCGCAGTGAGTTTAAAGAAGCTTGGCCTCGATGCGGACACGATCACCAGCACGCTCGATAAGTTCGGTAAGGGAATCGGGAAGTTCGCAAAAAATGCAGGCGAAGCGTCGAAAGCTTTTGCAGGCATACTTGGAAAAATCGGCGACAGCGACAAGGTTCTCCTTAAAGACATTCAGGCTCTGGAGTCGATGGGCGTGAAAGCTTTTGACTCTCTCGCAAAAGAACTCTCGAAGGTCGAAGGGAAAGCGATCAGCACTGCGGATGTCATGAAGCGGATCGCATCGGGATCGCTGTCCGGTTCAGATGCGCTTAAGCTCTTGACGCAAGGCGGCCAGGCTCAAGCGGGTGGCGGCGTCGCCGCTAAGGAATCGCAGGCAAAATCAAAGCTAACATCATTTCTAAACTACGTCGAAAATAAAATCAGCAGCGCAGCCTCGAGCATCTTTTCTAAAGTCACTAGCCTCATCATGAACCCGGTGACGCTGATCAGTGGCGCTCTCGCCTCTTATGGTGTCTATAAAATTTATGATCGCGCTGTCGACGCATTCGCAAATACTGAGGAGATCCTCACAAGAATCAAAGGTCTCGCAGGAGATGCGAGCGCGGATCGACTTGGTGGTGTCATGAATGGGATCGCTAATCAAGGACGCATCGCCCAGGAAGTCGTCGGGAAACTGGCGACGGGATTCCTCGGTCTTGGTGTCTCAGGATCAGACGCAGCTCAGATGATCGAGAGCTTTGGTCGCATTTCGCTCATCGCAGGATCTGGAGCTTCCGACGTATTTGGGAAGCTCGGCGAGGTCGCCCAGAACATGACCCGGACGGGGCAAGCTTCCAAGGATGATTTCGAGGCTCTCGCATCGATGGGGCTCCCAGTTTACGAGGCACTGGCGCAAAGATTGTCGATGGTGCAGGGTAAAGCAATCAGCGCTAATGAAGCGATGAGAATGCTGGCAGAAGGGAGAGTCGGCACAGCGGACGCGCTCAATGCGATCTCAGGGATGAGTAATAATGCGGATGTGATTAAACAGTCGGAAGCGATGGCAGGAACGCTTAAAGGAATTTACGCTCGACTCGCAGGAGAGATCGAAGGTTTCTTCACCGAGTTCGGTGGCGTAATTGTGGAGGCGCTCGACCTCAAAGGGTTCTCGAATGGGGTCATCGGTTTTATTCAAAACATTCGCATGAACTTCGATTCACTTATTCCAGCGATAAAGAATATCGGCATGGTTTTCGCAGTAGTTCGAGACGTCCTTTTTCAGGCTTTCGAAGGGCTGGTGAATTTCTTTACGACGATGGGAGGCGCAGACGTAGCGACAGGAAGCATCGACAATATAAGATCAGTCGTTTTAGGTTTCGCTCACGGTGTCATAACTGCAATGCAATCTGTAATGTTTGCAGCAGTCGACATCTTAAACAATATTATCAAAACAGTCGGAGGCCTCGAGAAATTCGGCGCAATCGTCGCTGGTGTTTTTGCAGGCGCAGGAACTGGAGCTCTAGCTGGTGGCTTAAGCACTGGTGTAGGAGCTCTTCCTGGTGCGATCATCGGTGGTGTCACGGGTGGTCTTTATGCTAATAGCAAAGTCTCTGGAGGTGGAGCGCAGATCGATCCCGAGATGATTAAAGATAAAATGCAGGGTGCATTTAAAGCGATTAACGATGCTATAGGAAACACCGGATCTGACGCTGCTGGAAATCTCGTCGGCCAGTTCGTCAAGAAATTTAATGACGCATTTAAAGCCGTCGGAGCTGGCGAGTTTAATACGGCGACGGCACTTTCACAGATTTCAAATTCTATGATTAATATGTTTGATAATCTTGAAATAGGATTAGAGAACGGAACGATCGGACACTCAGCATTTCTTAAACAGCTCTCCGGAGGAACTGCCAGCGCAATCGCAATGTTCCAGCGACAGATGGCACTTGGAGCGATATCGACAGAGCAGTTCGAGACAGCTATGGAAAAGCTAAGAACCGGAGCTTTCGAGGCTCTCGATTCACAGCTCAGCGCAGGCACTATCACCAATGAAGAATATGGCAACTCGATTATGGCGATTCAAAATCAGTTCGATGCGCTAAACCCTCCCGACCTCGCAGGCCTTAATGCTTTTATGGGTGGCGATAATATGCCCTCATGGATTCGCGAGCTTTCCAATATCGAAAGCCCGCTCGAAACCTATCGCAGAAAAATGGAAGAGCTGAAAATGACTCTTGCGGATCGACCCGATCTTT